AAACTGCCACTCTTCAAATGGCATCCAGAGATTAGTAGTACCGTTAGAAGTAGGAAGCTCAATGTCCATTACATAGTTGTCAACAGAACCACCCATCTGATAACTCTTTCTGACCTTTGTGATCTTGTGACGGATCTTGGAAGGTGTACTGAAGTTATGAGCGTTTCCACGTGAGTGATCTGTACCAACAGGAGCAAAGAGCTGACCCCACCGAGCACCAGCCTGAAGGTCTTCGGAAGGTACAACTGCATTAGGATCACTATTAGCAATCTGAAGAGTGTATTCATAATTACTACCTACAGGACGAGGCTCTTCCTGAACTCGACACCTAACACCAGAAGGGCTAATAAGAACATAGTCCTTAATAAACCACTTATCTGGAAATTTAAGCTGGAATCGGGTATTGCCCTGACCAACATTAGATATGTTTGCAGGAGTCTCTGCTACTGGACGTGTACGATCAATCCGGTCCATTACATTGTACTCATACTCATACTTATCAATGCTTCGTGTATTACCCACACCCTCAGTAAGCATGGTAAGAGGAAAACGCTTATCCTCTCGACCACCTAGGAAAACCATAGTCCTAGAAAGCTTCTCAGGATTTTGAAGCAGAGCACTAGCCAGACTATTCTGGTCTGTCATCTGTGAATCATTATAACGCTGCTTTGATACTCTCATAGTTAATTGTTGTTATTGATTAAAATTAAAATTACCCGTATTACCCAATTTGCTGATCAAGGTTGAAGCCTTCAAGATTTGGACTTTCATCTCTACCGCTTCTACCACTCTTTTCGGATCTATCCTTTACACTCCTACTAGAAGATTTACTTAGCTTATTGCTAATTTGTTCAGCCTTCTTGGTAGATGCCTTATTATCCACCAAACTTCCTAAATTATCAGGACCACCTTCAAACATAACGTAATAAAGAGCAAGTGCTTCATCTCTGCTCATATTCTGATAGTCCCTCTCAGCCTGTGTAAGTCCATCCTCATCAACAGGCTCAAATAGATATTCCTCAAAATCATCTTTCTTATTTTCAGGGAGTTGAAGATCCCCTAGACTATTGGATTCTCGAATAGTCTCTTTATATCTTTTCTGCTCTTCAAGCTGTTCTTGTCTTCGTTGTTCTGCTTTCTTCTCTTGCTCCTCAATTAGCTGTTCTCGTTTCTGCTCTTGTTTATTAGACATAATGTCACGAGCATCTTCAGCCTCACTCTTGAGGATTCCACCGCTTTTATAGTTCTCAATCTTCTGATCAACTTTCTCATCAGAGAATCCATCTACTTCTTGAAGCTTCTCACGAACAACTCTTTCTTGAGTTTGCTCATTTCCTTCAAGTTCAAGATCATCATATGAAGGAGCATTTAGTACCTCTTCTCGAAAAGTATCAGGATCTCCACCATTTACTCTAAACTGTGCATATTCTGCAATATCGGGATACTTTTCAAAGAAGCCATTAATCTCTTGGGTTGCCATAGTTTCTGCTCCCTTTCGAGCAACTTTAAGTGCATCATCCCAAGTGTCTTCAACCTCTCCATCAAGATCTTCATCTGGATCAAGACCAAACTGACTTGCTAGATCATCAACAAATCGTGCTTCCTCTTCCTCCATCTCTTCATCTTGATCAACATCTGTGTTCTCATCTTCATCTGTTGGCTCTTCATCTTCATCTGAATCAAGATCATCATCAATATCTTCATCTAGATTATCGAAACTGTCAGGTTCTTCTACCTCTCCAGCCTCTTCTTTGGACTCTGGTTGATCTTGTTCTAGATCTTCATCTTCAAGATCATCATTATTTTCTAGATCTTTAGGAGAGTCATCCTGATCTTCTAGTTCATCGAAAGTAACTTCATCTACATTAAATGGCATAATTTGTTATAATTTGATTTATTCTAGTAAATACTATGTAGTAATAAAACCGTTGTTCTGTGCTTTTTCAGGGGTTTATTATATAACACTTATCTATTCCCCATCATTGTTTTCTTGATTTTGCATCTCTGCAATCTCCTTATCAGACTCAATATTCTTCTCTTCTAGCTCAAGTTCTTTCTCTTTAAGCTCTCTATCTCTCTGACTTTCTTCAATCTCCCTACCCTCTTTAATCTTAGCAATCTTGATATCAGTCTCGTTATCCATTCTAGCTTCTTCAAGATCAGCCTTAATCTTCTGCATTTCAAGTTGCTGTTCTCTCTTCTGCTGTTGCTGTTCAGCTTTCTGTCTAGCCTGAACTAGCTTCTGTCTTCTTTGTTCAGCATCTTTTAACTTATCCTTCATTGAAGACATTGAATCAGAATCAATGATATCAACTACATCTGTCATAGCACCATCATTTTGAAGTAGTGCCTGACCAAGTTCTTTAACCTTCTGTAGTTTGACAACATCTTTTCTAGCATCAGAGACATAGATTCCATAATTACTTTCCATATGCTGAAGACCATCAATATCTACAATCTCTTCTCCATGATCGGGAAGTCTATAATTAGCACTTTTACCATTAACCCAGGCCCACTTGGAGTAATCAAGAAGTGCTTGTAAGTCTCTTTCTTCAAATTCAGCATACCTTGCAAATAGGTCCTCAGTCATTGAAGAAGACTGTGAAATAGCATTTTCCACATTCTGAACTTTCTCATGTTCATTAACCTTACCTTGTCTCTGTGGGTTAATACCAATGAGATCGTATAGTTCCTTTTTAGTATACTCAAGTAACTCAATATACTGAGTAGCAGTTTTCATTGTTAGATCCATTACTTGCTGCTGATGTGGATTTGGCTGAATGCCTTCTTTTTGAAAGTCTTGCCATGCTATTCCAGTAGCATCAATATAATACATGTATTTATCCATATCCCAATCTTCAGGGATCATGTTAATATCAAGTTGTGCAATAACTCCCTTAGACTTAGCAATTTCTTTCTCTAGACGATACTTGAAGATATTATACATTAGCTGATATGGATAACCAAGGATCATTAGAGAAATATTTGGAGCATTTCTATCTGAATATTTTCTCCCGTTAATAGGAAGCTTACATTTGGATGGATTATCCATATCTCTTCTCTGTACTGGATGAGGTTGGATATCAACGTAAATATCTTCATCAATTCTCGTACCTTTCCAAACCTGATTAATCCAGTACCATTCTACTTCAAGATCATTCTCTTGCATTTCATAGTCTTCTTCAACTTCTTTCTTCTGCTCCTGACCAAACTGATCAACGTATGTGACAATTCCAATTTTCTTTCTACTCTTCCAGAAGCACTTAACTAGTTCAACAAGTCTACCAGTATGTTCATCATCTTCCTGATTAGTGTCATCATAGAGTAAATAGTCACCACTCTTATCTAGTTCAGGATTTTCAATTTGATCAATTTGTTCAGGAGTTAGAACATCATAATACTCATCCACTACCTCACTAGGCTGTACATATTTTCTAATAACAGCCCAATCGCCATCTTCAATAAACTCTGTATCTGGACTCTTATCAAAGTCTAGCTGTAGTGGATTAAGAATCTCATATTTAAGCTCATTTCCTACAACATCTCTAAGAGAACCAACTTTTCCAGCAATAAGCCAATCTTTCCATCCTTCATTAAATTTGCGGTCAACTTCCTGCTCCTTTCGTATAATATTAAGAGCCTTCTGACCCTGCTTTGCTCTAATATCTCTATAGTTATCATCAAATTTCTGTGCTACTTCTTTAGGAGAAGGTTTTTCCTGTGTCTTTCTGTTAGCTACATCATCATTTTCAATAACCACACTGTAGTTGAGTGGTCGTTTTCTCTTCTCTCCCAATAGGAGATCAATTATTGGCTTAAGAATTGGATAGTTATGAAGTTTTGCAGGCATATTTTGTCTCTTTTTCCCATAGGGTTTAAGAACGTGAGTGTAATCCTCATCGTTAATAACCCCATTATACATATCATACGCTTTCTGCATCATATCATAACTAGAGCCAGGAATGCTGGAAAAGTAAGAAAGGTCGTAGAAAGCATCAATATTTTCTTTTTGCCACTCAAAGTCCTTTTCTCTCTCTGGTAGTCTTTGACGTGGTATATCAGATGTAGTGTTCGTTAACATGCTCATATTTAAAGACTATTTGGTAAGTTTGAATTAGCTGTATTTGGAAATAACTCTCTTTCAAAGAAGTCACTATGCTCCTGTATAGGTGTTTTTGCGGTAACTCTCTGGTTCTCTAGTTGTCTTAGGAAGAACATACCAATCATTAGGGCTGATACTCTATCAAAGTTACCATCCTGATTATAGTTCGCTAGTTCTTTTAATAATGCAGGATCAAGTATTTTGTTTAGAATTAATTCTCTACTACCATCAGGACTTTTTCCATATTGCTCAATAAGCCAATCCTTTAGATAGACTTCTGCCTGATTCTTCATATTCTTCCCACTCATTGCAAGACCATACTTCCTAGTAGTTCTAGGTCTACTTCTCTGCTTATTTTCATTAATATCTGGTTTCTCGTGTAGATAAGAGAGTAGATTATGGTTCTTTGCAAACTCCATCACATTACCTCTATTATTCTCAAAGGCAATCTTTCCATTATAATATTCTGCAAGCAGGAAGAGGTTTCTATTATACTCATCCTGTGTTAGTGGTCTACCGACATAACTAGCAACTATACAGTTTGCATAAGTCATATCAATATTATTCATACGTTTAATTACATAAGTAGCCCCAAGAGAAGATCCATCAGGACTACCATCATGAGCATAGGGGTCATGGCAAAGTAGGTACATATTATTAGGTATATCACCTTCAGCAGTCCTATATGGAGTTTCTTTAATTACCACACCTCCTCTTCTATCAGATTTCTTTGGAGTTGGAAACTTAAAGATAGGATTAACAGATTTATCAGGTCTAAACTTCACTTCTCCACTATCACCATCTCTATATAACCTACCAGGAGTTAATGCTTCATGCTTATTATCAGCAATGACTTTAGCTCTCCAGTTATTGAGTTCTGCTGTTGGTAGAATGTTATTATCAACTCTAAGTGTAGCTTCCTGAGGATTAAATGGAAACTCAGCAATAAACTGATTATAGGCTCTTGGATCATCAGCCTCTTCTTTTTTCTCCCTCTCTTCATTAATAGAAGCTTTGGCTGATTCTATCTGAGAGTTTCCATCTTCATCCATATGTCCATCCATATTAGTATATGCTGGAACAAAGAAGGAACAACTGTTGCTTTCTGCTCCATCATCCCATTTATTTCTAATAGGAAGGACATTATAACTCTCAGGATTATAGAATAATTCTTCTAGTCCTTCATAGTTAGCACCTTCAGTACCACCAGTACCATATGCAATCATAGTACCAGTAGTATATTCACCCTGCTCATAAGAAGGACGACAAACTTCCCATGCCTTTAATAGACCAGGAAACTTACCAGCCTCTTCAAAGAATCCAAGTTCTCCACCCTTACCGCGAGCCTTTTCTGGATCATCCTTAAGAGACACACCAATGATTTGATTTTTTGTCCCTTTCTCTACTTCAATTCCCCTCTTCTTCTCTTTATACCCTGCAATCTTCTTCATTTTCTGGTCTGAAAGCTTGGGTTGTCCAAATGGAGTGTATTCCTCCATAAATGACAGATTATCCCAAGTTTTTGATAGGAGTCCATCATTAGTTAAAAACTCCTTTTCACTAGCCATTGCATAGTTTTTGGAGTTTCTTTTTAGATGAAAGTTCCTAGAAAGCATTGAAGCAGCCTTATAGGAATATCCCTTTCTACGACCTTTAATAACAACAAGGTGATTACCACCAGACAGATCTTGAATATCTACATCCAGATTTAAGTCCTCATAGTCAGGCTGAGAAATACCAAATCTGGCAATATCTACAGCCCAAAAGTAATTATAGTCCCAATCGTAGAATCTAGGAGGACCCATCTTTTTGTCTGCTCCCTTCTCTCCCTCAACCACCCTATCAATTCTAGTAAAGTTGAGGTAATAATAGTGATATCCTGTAATTTTCTTTCCACCTACAGAATATCCATTTAAACACCGTTCTCTTTGCTCATCCCAATAGTCTTTATATGCTTTTGTACCTCTAGGAGCATCACAGTAGTA